CCTCATGGCCTTGGTTACGGCCTTGCCCCCGTCCCTCATGGCTTTCTTTGCGAGCTTCACCATGTCTTCGGGAGCCTTGTCGCACCAACGAAGGCAATCTGACATGCCCTCTATCTTGAGATAACCGACACTCATCGCTGTATTGTCTGAATCGTCAGCCTGCACAGCGGCGAGAGCCTTTCGATAGGGTCTATCGTCTTTATCTCGAAGGGAGTGCCATCCACCATGACGCGCCAGCGCGTGTCGAGGGCGGCAATCTTGTAGATGGTGAGGTATATCAGCTGCCCGGCCTCAAGGTTGCCCATAGCCACCTGCTCGTCGATGTTGCGGTCAACCTTCGCCCATACCTTGCGATACGGGGTATAAGTCTTCACCTTCGCGCCCTTTTCGTTGAGCGTGATGGTGCATGACTGCAACTCCACGAGGGTGTCCATAGCACCTATGTCGGCGTTCTGCATCATGACTGCCACTCCTTGTACCTGTACGGCCTGACGAGGACATCGGATGCACGCTGACGCTCCTGCACGGAGTCGAGCGGATTGGCGTATGATCCTGCGGCCCGCAGACATACTGCCTGCCACATGTCGTCCGGCATCTCCTGATAACCGGCAACGTGGACCACCTCAACGAGAGCGTCCTGGTAGTCCCCCTTGATGGTAAGGGCGTTGCCCGTCAGCGTATATCCTTCGTCCCTTACGAGGGCGGTGCCATTGACGGTGACGCTACGCACCTCGTGGACCGGGCCACGGAGCCGGAGCGTAATCTGACCGCCCTGGCTGGTGATCCTTCCCGTAGAGGTGACGGTGCTTGTTGTCAGCACGCGGTGTACATCATGCCCCACCGAGCGGAGAGCCGATTTGAGGTGCATCCCCAAATCGACGTCCGCATCATTGGTGGTAAGGCGCAGATGCTGCTTCAGGTAGCCCAGAAGGAGGCTTACCTGTGCTGCGTCAGTTACAATGGTCTCGTCCATCATGGTCGTTCCTCTTTAGACTACGCGCCTGAACCTGAACCTGAACCAGATGCAGCCAGTTTGCTGAAGCTCTTGGCGAAGGCCACTTTTGCGTCGGCGTACTGGAAAATGTGGATTGCGATTTCGCCGCTCTTGCTGAGGGTGAAAGGATCTACGAGGATGTCAGCACCACCCCACTCGCCGATGTACAGGTCACGCCAGTTACCGAAGGCGGCAACTACGCCTGCTGCGAAGTTGTTAGAGTAGTCAGCCTTGTAGCCGTTGATAAAGTCGTTGCCGTCGAGGATGTAGCCGCTTACGCCGCTTGATTTGAGAGTGGTCTTGGCTGCGCCCCAAGCTGATGCGCTGAGGACATAACCCATCTCGCCACGGTTGGCGTTGACTGCGTTGATGGCGGTCTCCATAGCTACGGCGTTAGCCCAGGTGAGGGTTGTACCGGCTGATGCGGCTGCGCTGACGACTGCTGCGAGAGCGGTCTTGTCGATGCAAGCAGCGGCTGCTGACATGAGGCGGTCCATAAGGATGCGCTCTACATCCACAGATGTCTGCTTCAGAAGGTCGCGGGTGGTAGCCATCTTAGCGCGGATGCCACGCGGCGAGAGCTGAACCCTTGCAACGGTTCCCTTGAGTGAGTCTTCGTTCTCAGCCTCGTCGATGAACTGAGCTGTTACATTGCCCATAGAGGCGAGGTCGATGGTGCCTACGAGGTCGCGGAGGATGGATGCACCCATAGCGTTGACCACGAGCTTCTCGTTTACATCGTCGATGTATTTCAGGGTAGTCTCCTTGAAATAGCCGCCGTCGGCTGCGGTGCCGGCGTTCTGGCCTGCTGCTGAACGGACGATAGCTGAGGGGAGAACCTTACCGTGGATGGTGAGACCCAGCCTGCGGTATTCCTCTGCTCCTGCTTCTGCTACCTCAGCCTCGAGGCCGTTGAGATTGCCGTCGAGGATGCCGTTGATGAAGCGTACATAGCTGAAGTTGTTGCCCTTCTTAGCCTCTTTGTTGAGATCGGCCTTCAGTTCAGCCTGCCTCTTCTCGTTGGCCTCAGCGATTTCTGCGGCCTTCAGTTCAACCTGGAGAGCTTTGTCGGCGTTGATGCAACGCTCGAGAGCCTCGGTGTCGTTACTTTCGAGAGCGTTCATGGCCTCGATGTTAGAGGCAATCGCTCTTTTGATTTCGTCGATTGTTCTTTTCATTGTGGTATTGTATGTTAGTTAAGTTTCATTCTTGCCGTCGCAATGGCGATAGCTTTCCTGCGTTTGAATTCGAAGTCATCAGCTGCGGCTTCCTGTGCCTCGTTGACCTCCGGCTCCGGCTCTGCGACTGCCTCGCTACGGAGAGCAGCCAGCCTGTCCAGCTCGGGATCATCGGCGTTCTTCAGGGCGTTGGGGTTCGCGGGGATTGCTACCACCGATACCTCCAGCAGCTCCATGCGGGTGTAGTAGTATGTCTCGTTGGGTTTGCCCGGGGCTTCTTCACCGACACCCCAACGGCCTTCGAAGGCTGCAAAGCCTACCGATACGGCGTTGAGTGTGCCGTACTCCAGCTTCTTCCACACCTTGTCGGCTTTCTTGTTCATGCCTTCCGGCTCGAACTCCACTTCGACCATCAGACGCTCGCCATCCTCCACCCAGGCGCGGCCCTTGCCGATGATGGCGTCAGGGTCGTTGGAATAGTGGACATCGTGCATGTAACCGATGATAGGGTTCTTGTTGAAGCGGTCCAGATCCCAGCCCGAAGGCAGAAGGACGGTGCCGTAAGTGTCCTTAGTGGCATCCGATGCCACGAAGGTCATCTTGCGGTCTCCGCTCATCGTGCCGGCTTGCGACACTCTGGTAAATATTTCCTGTTTCATTCTTGTGAGTTATTTGCGGGTTCTTCCTCGCCCACCTTCATCTCGTTGGTAGGGTAGAGGTATTCTTCAAGGCCGGGAACTGCGGGCAGTCCCTCCAGGCGGCGTACCTCGTTGCGGTTCATCCAGCCGTCGAGGATAGCTCCGTGGTAGAAGTTGGCACGGGTGGCGGTGTCGCCCCTGAGCAGACCGTCGAGAAGGAACTTGACATCCCTCTCGCCGTAGAACATCTTTGTCTCTATCTCCACTTCCATGCGCTTCACCAGCGGGCGCAGAGTGTACTGCACGAACTGAATCGTCTGATGCTCGATGTTGCTGAAGGTGGCGTGGCTCAACTCTGCCAGCATGTGCGGCGGGATGTTGAGCATACGCGAGATGTCATCGAGGGAATAAATCTCACTCTCGATGAGGGCTGCCGTCACGGGGTCTACATTGACCTGCTTGAACTTGATGCCGTACTCCAGGAGCGGGGTGCCTCCCTCGCCGGTGGAGTTGTATCGCTTCAGGAAGTTCTGGTAGGCATCTTCGCCCATGCTGCCGTCCATCTCAAGCACAGCACGCTTGTCACCGCCCTTGCGGAAGTAGGAGGCTATAAAACGCTCTATGGCTGCACCTTTGTTCAGGGCGATGGCGTTGTACACTACGGGATTCAGACCAGTCACGCCGTCCATGGTGAACTGCATGAAGTGGAGCATCTTGTAGTCAGGGAAGGTGTCATTGAGGAAGGTCCTCGGATCATCCGACGGAAGCTGCACCTTGTACCACTTGTGGTCGTTGACCATGACTACGGTCACGCAGTCGGGGTGGACCTGATGCAGTTCTATGTCGCCGTTCTCGGGATCTCTGGCAATGACGGCATAGGCGTTGCCCCTGTTCAGGAGCCACGCCACCATGACGAACCAGAAGTCAAAGGTGTTGGTGTATGCGTTAGGCTTGATGTTGAAGGCGCGTGTCTCGGGAGTCTGCACTACTGACAGATCTCCGTTGTCCAGACGCTGATATGTGCGCTTCGGCAGCGCGGCTATGTTTTCGGCAATGAGGCGCACGCCGGCATAGTAGGCGGTCATCTTCAGGGCCGCATCGTTGCTCACCGACAGCCCGTAGTCGAGCAGCGGTGCTTGCAGCGACTCATAGGCCGCGGGAGTCCCCCTATATATGGCGCGTGTCTGCTTGTTCTGCCTTTTGAAAATGTCAAATATTCCCATGTGGGTGCGGTTTTCCTAAACAAAGTTGAACCGTACACATGAGCTACGACTGGACATTTGTCCATTTGTGCTATGGCTTATGTTTTTTTTTGTTGCGATCTCGACGCTT